TCTTTCAGCATACATGATACTGGAGTATAAAGTACACGTTCCAGCGCCGCCAACTGCATTCTGTGTTGGATTGATTGATGGGGTTGTATAGAACTCATTAGCATTTGGAACACTGAATACTGTATATGTTCCAGACTGAGTTGTTGTATTTGCAGTACCCGCTGCTACGTAGATGACATCTCCGGCAACCAATTGGTGTCCAGCAGCTGTGATCTTGGAATAACTAAATGTTACATCTGGATCTGTAGCAACCTGAATGTTGTCAATTAATTCTTTATCTAAATAAACAACTTTCAATGCTCTATCTATACCAATGACTTTAGTTCCTGTTTGAACTCCGGCATTACCACCGACAACCATTCCTAAAGTTAAATCATCTACGCTTTGTGCAGCATTGATGGTAATATACTTGTTTCCAATAACACCAATTACTGGATTTCCAACACTACCTTTGGTTACTGTTGTTCCAATACCAACACCCGCTGCATGTACAACGCCTTGAACGGCAACAGGCATGTTATTTGCACGAGTTACATAATAACCATAAACGTCTCCAGCGTCTCCAGTAAATGTAAATGTTTGTTCTGGATAAGTTGCAGTAGTACCAGAAGCAACATTATTAATTCCCCAACGGGAACCATTTAGAAGGATACCGGTTTGGGAAGTATAGTCTTGATCTGATCTATTGTTTACGCAGTATGGATATCCAGTAGTTGGTGCATATCCGTAAGCATTAGTATTACCAACTCCATATGGCTCAAAATATGCGGTAGGGGAAGGAACATCCGATTCCGCTGGAGTTGTGTTACTGGTGTATAATTTGAGAACTAGGTTTCTTGGAGATTGATCAGCAAGAGCCGCAGTATGATTATTTTGAGCAATCAGATACCTTAGTGACTCAATTTCTCCAATATTAGGAACTAATAGTGCCATTTAAACAAACTCCTTACAACTTGGTGACGTTTTAATAACTATCTTTATTTATAATTTTAATTTTAAAGAGATTAGAAATCTACTAATGTTGCTGGCAGAAGGAACTTCAAAGGTCAATATATCGCCTGCAACTAAATTTGTTGACCAACCAGTTAAATTATCATCTCTATACTTTCTTTGATTTATAAGTTGAATATATGATCCCCCTAGAATGGAAGAAAATGTAGGGAATGTGCTATAATTTGATTTTTGAATATCAACAACAACGCTGCCTTCTTGATCGCACAAAACAGTTACCGATTCTATGATGCCACTTACGTCTAAAGTAACTGATCCTTTATTTCCTGGAGCAATAACTGCATTTCCACCGTCCACAATATAATTTATAGTTCTAGTTAGATCCGCAGTTGTAGCTAAAGCAATAATAAAAACATCATCACCTGGACTTGGAGCAACTGTAAAAATTATATTATCAGTTGAGGTTGTATAGTCCTCTATAGGTTCCATTACTAAATTGTTTTTGACCACAATCAACTGTTGGTCATTAATTGGAACATAAGAACTTCCATTATCAGTCAACCCAAAGGTATGAGCAATTCCGGTAAATTGAGAATTTAACTCGTCAAGAATTATGTTTCCATATTGAATTGCTTTGGTTGGAATTTCGTAATCTACACCAATTCTATATGGACCAGGTTCATTTAACGTTACTAAGTAATCTGTCATTAGGATACTCCTGGTGTTACCAAAACATTTCCTTGAACAGCTCTAGTTCTATAAGAATTTGGAGAAATCAGGATAATGTCATAAACGTATCTTCCACCTTCTATCGCATCAGTAGCAGTATAACCCATTGACACTGCAATTTTTCCATTTAATCTATCCACAAAAGAGAGAGTTAATGGATATGCAGTAGAAGATGTTGGGTGTTTTCTGATTGAAGAAATCCCAGTATAACCAGTCAAATTTAATGGTGCATTATTAGTGTTCCTGATTGTAAAGGTGGCTTGAAAGTCAACCCCTTGTTCAAGAACTAAGTTTACATTCCTTGCCGCCATTATTAGAACCTGTTTTTAAGTATTTATGATTAAGAGTCCAATTTAGAAAGAATTAGTTTCATCATATCTTTTATTTCATTCACATCATTTTTTAAATTTTCAATCTCTTGCTTTTCTTTAATTTTCAACTCTTTAGTTTTCATATAATTAACATATGCAGCATCATCACAATTTAGAATTGCACCAGTGTTTGCGTCTCTGTATAACCCAGAGTGACCTTCAACAGGAATTTTCATATTTTATACCGTTGCAATTACTCTCAAGTCTTGTATTTGTGGAACAAATGAACTATTTGTTCCAGACATCATGATTTTAATTTGGAATCCATTGAATAGTGGTAGATCTTTAGCTGTAAATTCATATGATTGGAACTCATCAAGACTATTTGAAGAAACAACTAGTTTATCTGGTCTTCCATTGTTTTTGGATGGATTAATTACTTCACCATTCTCATCTAAATTATCATATCCTGGGAATAATTCATATAGAGAAACAGTTTCATCTGCATCCGTTCTGAATAGTTTATACATAACTCTAATATCATTCGTTGAATGTCTGTAAGCATCAAAAAATACTTTCAAATTATCGGAACTCTTTTCTAAACTTACAACTTTTGTAACATAACTAGCCACATGTGGATCATACAACAATCCATTTATTCTCGGATCTTTCACATAATCAGAAACCTTAGAATTTATTCTATTGGAAGTTGTTATAATATTTACTCTTTCCAAATCAATCATCGGAGTTACTTTGGAATCCTCAGTAGTTAAAGTAAATTCCATAGTAAAAGACTTTTTACCCGGTAATGAAGTGAGATGTTGATCCTCATTAATTTGGGAACAAATAATTCTTGGAGATGAGAACACATTGTTAGATGATAATGAAACTTCCTCAAATCCTTGATCAACAAAAGGAGAAATTGAATTATTATCTGGGGAACCACCAGAAACTGTTCTAACTCTAGCAGATATTCCAGTCTGTGAAGGTATCAATACTCCAATATTTGGACGTATTTGATTCATTGGAATATTTTGAGTTGCTTTAGGAGTATTGCCAATAGTTAAAGACAATGGTTCATATGATCCACAAGTTTTTGTTTCTTTAAAGAACAATTCTGGATATCCATTTGCATTGCCAGCAGTCCTATCAACTCCAGAAGTTGACATATCTACCTTTACATAATAATAATCGGTATCAGAAGGATATGTTGTTTTAACAGTATCATTCAGATAATGAGTTTTGTTAATTCTTCTCAAAGAAACTCCATCAAGTTCATATTTAAATACCGATGCATTGGTTGAATGTACTGTTGCTTTTGTATTATCAAACGCTCTTGTTATTCCAGTAAGAACATTTGTTCCAGTATCAATTCCAGTATACTTAATAACTTCACTGTCAATAACTACATATCCAGGATTTGTGGCAGAAACCGGAACATTTTCAAAAGAAGTAAATATTCCAACAGAATTTAATGGAATACTACTTGTAGATGAAGAGCTATACTCAGATTGAAGTACCTGGGGTTTAAGGTCACTCTCCATTCCAGATAAAGTTACATAATCAGAATCGGAGTACATTCCATGATTTCTATGAGTAACTCTAAAGTGAAGTCCATCTGTAACAGTCTGGACACTATTAACTGTTGCTCCAGTTAGTGTTGTTGTTCCTGCGGTTCCAACATAGTACAAATCATAAGTATTATTTTGTACTAATTGACCTTGGCACCTATCTAATATTATAGTATTGAATGCAGATATAAATCCAACCGTTTCTGGAATAGAAACGATAAGATTTTTACCCAAACCAGAAGTACTTGAAGTATCTACAGTTAGTGCATCACCATATGAGTAACCAGTACCTCCAGCTCCAGCGGTTGAAGATACGATAACAGCGATTACTGTACCACCAGATCCAACTTGAACTGAAGCAGTGGCACCTTGCCCCTTTCCACTCAGACTTACTAATTTAACATTACTATAAGTTGTTGGTGTAGAAGTGAAAGCACTTCCGGGATTGATTAGTGTTAGAGTTTTACCAACACCTATAGAACCTGATACATTTGCTAGTTTTCCTGAAAACTTTGTATTATTTTGTTGGAGAATTGTAACTCCAGGAACAAGTGCAGTTTGTTCAGTTGAGGTAAAACTCTTAGATGTTCCCACAATAACTGTGTTGGAAATACATTCAAGAGGATTTTGTTTTAATGAAGCTACTTGAGAGTTTCCAATATCTAACTTTGGATTATAGAATCTAACATTAGAATTTCCAGTTACAAAATTTCCTCTATACAATTTAAATTTTAAGTCCTCATACTGACTAGGATCCCATGTTGCACCATTTTGAGATTTAAATAGTGATCCCAAAAGCGGTTGTTGAGATACTAATATTTTTTCTGCCTCTGGTTTGTTCTTAGTAGTTACATCTTCTTCACCCATTCTTGAAATAAAGACCTGATATGAATGTGATGCAGATAAAAGAACTACGCAATAAGAATTTCCCGGATCAAGGTAGACTGGAGATGGGAATGTAAATGTGGTAGCGACAGTCCCATCGTCGGATGTATTAATATTACCTGGGAATAAAACTGTTTCACCAAATGGAACTATGGTAGTAGTTGGCAATCCAGTCTCCATTGTTCTAATTTGAAGAGTTACCGGCAACTCGTTTGCGTCTTTAGTGTAGAAATAAATATCACACTTTGTAATAAAGACTCCATTATCATCCACAACTTCAAAAGATTGTGCTAATGGATCAACCCACTTAGTTTGTTTTTTAACTTTCTCCTTAAACGTAGTTGAAGCAACCAATTTTGTCGTGGTTTTACTTATATTTTCGCTTGCTGTTAAAGTACTTTTCTCAACTTTAGCATTTTTAATTTTTAG